ATCCTAGTGACCAACCAAAACCTTTTGCTTGCACAGCTGGTCCTACAGGATAATAATGTTGTACTCTAACACCACCTGATGTTGTAGCACCAGATCCTGATTCATTTGATGGCATAGTAATTGTTAGTGTTGTGCTTGTAGGCACAGTTGTAACCATAAATTTTTTATCGTTAAAATCTGCAGCTGCAAAATCAGAATTAGTTATTGCAGAAAAACTATCTAATAATATTATATCACTTGCAGAAATATTATGTGGTGATGAAAAAGTTATTGTAACTTCAGCTGATCCGTTGGTCGTGCTGAATGCACTTGTAAGCGTTGTTGTAGATTTAATAGGATGTATGTCATAATACACACCACCAGAGAAAGCATATAAAATTCTGTTTGTACCAATGATTGCGTATTTTCTAGCTAAACTATTTACGAAATGATGTAATCCTCGGCCTGCTCCTGTAAGATTACTATCTCCTAGTTGTTTCCAACCACCTATTTTTTCAGGTATACCATAACGAAACCTAACATTATCACAGTCCGTCCACTGTCCCTCTGCTTGAGTTTCTGTTATTTGTTTGTTTATCCCTGGCTGAAATCCTATCTTTTGTAGCATATGGCTCCATTATAATACTATTTTACAAATGCTGGTAGACCTAACTTAGGTCTTCCGTCAAATTTGTTTTTATCAGCAAATGGGCCATTTACATGATTGTAATGTAAGAATACTTGACCACAAATGTTACCGTCAAAAGGCTCTCGCCAATGTTCGAGTTCACAGCCACTATATACTAACATATCTCCTACTTCAAGCAAGACTTTCTCACCTTTTGGGGCGTTTGGTTTATGTATGTTTTTGTATTCATCAATTACATTATTAGACCCTGTAGGATCTATAAATATAGGCCAAGGGTCACCACCTAAATTAAGTGTTGTTGATATCTCACAAGAGGGCCTATCTTTGTGTCTTCTTAATTCATCACCTTTTTTATACGCTCTTGCATAAGAATAAGTTGGTATTAAATCTAAATTTGTATGTTGTTTCATAACAGGTAACATTTTAACTAACAAAGTATCCATTACAAAATCACCATAGCAAGAAAAAGTATTAGGTATCTGTTGATCGGTCCAGGTACCGAGTATTGAAGACTGAGCATGAATATTATTTTGATACATAAAATCAACTGCGTCTCTTTTTAGTAAGAAGTAATTGAAGATAAAATTAGCTAACTCGTAAGGTAAAGCATTTTTTATAATTTGATATTTCTTTATTTCAAACATATTACACCATAAAACATTTTTGCATAAAATTAAACGATACAGATATTCTAATATCATTAGAGTTATTAGGATCTACACAATGATTTAACCAAGATGGAAACATAATTAATCTACCTGGTTTTGGATCATAGCTTGCCTCTCTCCATAATCTTTGTGGTGGTTTACCTTCTTTCATTCTAGGTCGTACCATCAATGCTACAGATCTTGGGTCTTCTACTTTTAACTGACCAGAGTTTTCTGGTGCTTTTACATAATAGACACCAGACCATAAAGAGTTTGGATGTATGTGTGCTCTGTTCATACCACCTGGTGGATTAATGTTTGCCCACATATTACCTAAGAATGGTTCACTGTCTAAATGTTCTTCTTTATAAACTATATGTTGTGCTTCATACAAAGCATCAACTAATCTTTTGTACTCTGGTTTTTGTTGCATATCAGTTGTAGAATGCCAACCTTGTATATTAGTTCTAGTCACTCCTTTATCTTGATTAGACCACGCAACAATATCTTTTTCTAATTGTATATTTAAAGATGGATCGTTGTGATCGAATATATAAATAGGTGTTGGAAAATGTAAATCTCTCATTTGAATGGTGTTCCTCCGAACCACATTACTAGTGATTGTCTTCTACCTTTAATAACTGGTTTTACTCTATGTCTTATAAACGATGCAAAGAATACTGCGTGTCCTTGTTTTAGTTTTGCAATCTTACCTTCCGACATTAATTCTAAATCACCACCTTCAAACTCAGACTCAGGCGACAATAAACAAGTCATAGATATTTTTCTTACAGGTGGTTCGTGTTGCATGTTCACATCATTATCGACATGCCAATCATAGAATCCTCCTTCGGGATATTCTGTGTACTGTGCCATCTCAGTGATTGTCATTCCATCAAAACCAAAATGATTGCCATTGGTTGCTTTCATCACTCGTTCAATATCTTTGTACATCTCAACCATCTTTTTAAATGGTATCCAACTAATATGTGATGTTCTAGTTTTAGTATCGATCACACCACCTTTGATACCTTTACCAGATCCAACAGATGCATTTTGTTTAGGTTCAGCTCTACCTGCTTCAATAATCATTTTACATTGTTCAGGTGTAAATAATGGTTTAGTTGTCTCCACTATATAAGATTTCCAACGTGGTTCAGTTATCATACAGCTCCTCTGTTTTTTATTGGATCAAACTGTACGTCACAGTTTGCAGCTAAACTTCTTCTTGTTTCATTTGTGCCATTAAATGGATACACACAGTGTCTCATGTCATAAGGAAAAACATAAAAGTCTCTAAGGTTCATAGGTGGTTGATAATCTATCTTTGCAAACTGACCATTGGCTGCACCCAATATCTGTAGTCTACCATTTTGTGGTACTTCTGCGTTTGAATATTCTCTACCATAACTAGACGGTAACTTTAAAATCATTACAGAAGATAGACCTGTAAACAACATACCTCTATGAATATGTGCTGGATTGTATTCATGTGCTTTCATTTCATTAACCCAAATAGAATTAATGTGCATATCATAATCTCTAATTTTATTAAAAGCTAAATAATGATTAAATATCTTTACAAAATAATCTGTAACATTTCTTGGAAGTAAATTATGGTTTTTCATTTTTGTTTGATCAGCACCATTATAAAACAAACTATGTTCGTTTTCTATTTTACCTACTAATTGTTTATTAGCAGGTGCTAGCTTATAAAAGTTTTGTTCGTAAATTTGGTTGATCGCAGAAAAAATATCAAGAGGCACCTGATATTTTAAAATAGATTGACCTAAGAATACAAAATCAAATTTGATCTTTTGGCTTTCCATGTTGTGTGATCTGTTCTTTCTCTGTATAGCTTTGTTCTAATTCACCAGACTTTTTAATTCTTCGTAAAGAATCTAACTGTCCCATTACATTAAATATATCTGTATCAGATGAGTTTGCATTTAATGTTTTAGCTTTCTGTGAATATTGTAAACCGTAAGATTCTAACTGGTGTTGGTTAACATCTTTGTCATTAAATGAACCATCGTTAAATTCTTTTTTTAACTTAGACCACATTTTAATTTCTCTCATTCTGTGTTTTGCAACCTTCTCCATAGAAGCTTTTGCAAATCTACACTCATCTATATCTATTTGATATTTAGTTCTTTTGTATTCGTCTTCTTCTTTTTCAATCTTACCCTCTAGCCATTTAATCTTTGCTTCATTTCTTCTATAGTCAAACGACAACGTCATTAAATTATCTAAATAAGTTGATTGTTCTCTAACACATTGCCAATATTTTGCAGCCTTGGTTGGATATCTATTATCTTGTAGTACAGAAAATCTTGCTTCTGTTTCTGTTCTAAACATTTGTTTCTTGGTCCATGTATCACGTAGCTCGTCTACCATACCTTTGAACGAAGACAAATCTTCAGTGGTTAATAAATTATTTAAGTGAGCTTCTTCACCTTGTATAACTTCTTTTACATCTTTTTTCATTTCTTTATCCTTTATAATTAAATCTTATATATACTATTTAAAATGTATTACAAGTTTTAAGACGACGATATTTTCTCAGTAACAATACCCTCGCCGTACCATTCTTCGGTGTCTGCTTGCACAGGTGGCCCACCACCAAACGCTAATCCTGCTGGTACAGTACCACTTGTACCACCACTACCATTAGTTCTTCCTGTAATCATATCTTGATCTTTAGTCCAACTGGTTCCATTCCAACGTTCTGTTCCGATAGGATCATTTTCTCCAGCAAAACTTAAAGCAGATGTTTGAACTCCAAAACCCATATTATCATTTTGACCATCAGTTAAATCATTAACTTCAGTCCAGCTAGAGCCATTCCATGATTCTGTATTAGCAATATGAGTAGTACTAGAGTCTTCTCCTCCGTATGCTAAAGCTGCAGTTGTCGTACCAACAGTTGCTAACTGTCTTCTCGCTGTGTTTAAATCATTAACTTCTGTCCAACTAGATCCATTCCAACTTTCATTGTTAGCAATTCTATTAGTTCCATCAAACCCACCAACAGCTAAAGCTGCTGTTTGTGTTCCACAACCTGCTAGGGATTGTCTTGCAGTGTTTAAATTATTAACTTCCGTCCAAGCGTATCCGTTCCAAGTTTCTGTATTTGCTGTTTGACCTGTTGATATACCTCCACCGAAAATTAAAGCAGATGTATTGTCAGCCCCTGATGATCCTGGTGTATTTCTACCTGTATTTAAATCACTTACTTCAGCCCAAGAAGTTCCACTGTATTGTTCTGTGTTAGTTAAAAAATTACCACCAGGAGAATTTCCTCCATAACCTAGAGCAGATGTTTGAGTTCCATTTCCTGACATTGCATTTCTAGCTGTATTTATACTTGCACCCGTAACCCAGGCACCTACAGAAATGCCAGCGTTCCATTCTTCTGTGGCTGCTAAATTAGCAGTAGTAGCTCCTCCTGCAGCAAAAGCTGCACTAGCAGTCCCATCTCCTGCCTGTCCATATCTTGCAGTGCTAAGATCATTTGTTTCAGAAAATACAGAGCCATTCCATAATTCAGTGTTTGCTACTTCAACTGTATTGTCATAGCCACCAAAAACTAAACCATCAGAACTTGTTCCTGCACCTGCTATGTAAGTTCTAGAGGTATTTAAATCATTTACTTCATACCAAGCACTCCCATTCCATTGCTCATTTAGGGATGCAAGAGGTGCACCACTAACAGCTAATGCTGCTGTATTATCTGCACCTATTCCTAATCTACTTACTTTTGCAGTATTTAAATCTCCAACTTCTGTCCAAGCACTTCCATTCCAACTTTCGTTAATTGTTAAAACAGAAGCTCCAGGGTTTTCTCCACCAAACGCTAAAGCTGAAGTGTATGATCCACCACCCCCTAATTGTTTTTTAGCACTATTCATATCTGTAGTTTCAGTCCAAGCTGAGCCGTTCCAAGATTCCATTTTAGCTGTAGCAGGTGTTATACCTCCACCAATAGCTAAACCTGTAGTTTGTGTTCCAGCTCCTATTAGTGAACTTCGTGCGGTATTTAAATCTGCAACTTCTGTCCAACTTGAGCCATCATATTGTTCTGTTAATCCAGTAACAGGAGGAGGTGCATTTCCACCAAATACTAAAGCAGCAGTTTGAGTTCCAGCTTCTCCCATCGCTTGTCTAGCAGTATTCATATCACCACCAGCTGCCCAAGCATTACCAACAAACTGATTACGTGTTTTAAGTTCGCCTTCACTTTCGTTGTACCAAACCTGACCTGTTACTTCAGTTGGGTCTGTGGTTACTGTTTGAATATCTGTTCCAATTATTTCTTTGTATGTTGCCATATTAATCTATTGTTTGTGTTGTTATTCCGTCACCATTCCATTCTTCGGTTGCTGTGCCTGATGGATTTCCTCCAAATGCTATTGCTGCAGTTTGTGTTCCATCTCCAGCTATTTGATCTCTTGCTGTGATCATATCATTTTCATTAGTCCAATTTGTGCCATTCCAAGATTCAGTAAATGCTCGTACCGTGCCACCTCCTGGTGGTATTGTAACACCACCAAATATTAAAGCTAGTGTTGAAGTACCTGCTGAACCCATATCACTTCTAGGTGAATTTACGTCATTTACTTCTGTCCAGCTAGAACCATTCCAAGACTCAACAACTGTTTGTGAAGCACCAGCAATATCACCAGCAGAACTTAATGCAGCTGTTACTATTCCTGAACCTCCCATACTGTGTCTAGCAGTGTTTAAATTATTGATTTCTGTCCAAGATGATCCATTCCAAGATTCTGTATTAACCGTAACACCTGGTGATCCTGGAACTTGTCCACCAAAAGTTAAAGCTGAAGTGTTATCTACTCCTGCTCTTCCGCTTTCTCTTCTAGTAGTATTCATATCTGCAACTTCTGTCCAGCTTATTCCATTCCAACTTTCGGTAATGGTGAGAGCTGAAGAAGCATTTTCTCCTCCATAAGCTAAAGTTGATGTTTGAGTTCCATTTCCTGCAAACTGTCTTCTTGCAGTGTTTAAATCATTTACTTCACCCCAAGCCGTTCCATTATATAATTCTGTTAATGCTATAGGGCCATTCCCTCCAGCTGCTAAAGCAGCATCTTGTGTTCCAGTTCCTACTGAATTTGATCTACTACTATTTAAAGCCGCACCAGTCGCCCAAACACCTTGTGCAAAATCCGCACTCCACTCTTCAGTAAGAACAAGTCCAGCTGTAGGAGTACCTCTTCCTGCAAAGGCTAAAGAACTAAGATTGCCATTACCTGCACCACTTAATCCAGTTCTAGCATTTCCTAAATCCGATACCTCAGTCCAACTAGTTCCATTCCAAGATTCTGTAATGCCTGTAAAAGAAGGCGGTGAACTATCTCCACCAAAAGCTAAAGTTGATCCTACCGTTCCAGAACCTGCTAACGCTGCTCTTGCTGTGTTTAAATCTCCGACTTCTGTCCAACTGCTTCCGTTCCAATTTTCTGTAAGTGCTAATAAACCTGGAGGTGCTGATCCACCATATGTCAAAGCCGCTGTATAATTTCCAGATGCTGCCATAGAGGCTCTACCTTGATTTAAATCTCCAACCTCTGTCCAATTACTTCCATTCCAAGATTCTGTAATTCCTGGAGAACCTGGTGAAGGAGGGTTTCCTCCAAAAGCTAACGCTGCCGTATTTACATCAGCAGCTCCATTTAATTCTCTTCTTGCTGTATTTAGATTGTTTGTTTCAGTCCAGCTACTTCCATTCCAAGTTTCGGAATCAGCAACATTAGTACTAGTATAACCACCAGCACCAATTGCAGATGTTGAAGTGCCACCAACATTTAAACCTCTTCTTGCAGTATTTAAATCATTAACCTCACTCCAACTAGTTCCATTGTAGTTTTCAACCACTCCAGTGTTTCCATCTGATGGATTTAAAAAACCACCATAAACTAAAGCAGCTGTTTTAGTTCCTGCATCTCCTGATATTCTTCTTCCAGTATTTAAAGATCCACCAGTAGACCAACCACTTCCAATATATGCTTTACGAATACGCAACTCACCCGCGGTTTCATTAAACCATACCTGACCCTCATACGGGTTGTCAGGATTCGTAGTATAGTTTTTAACTTTACCACCTCTTAGATCTTTGTACTCGGCCATTATTCTCCTTGTTACTCAGTCAATAT